GTCGAACGGTTTCCTCCCAGGGCCACTGGTATCGGTCGAACCGGCAGACGGCCCCGGCATCGTCGAGGCCGACCACGACCGTCCAGTCAACGGACTTCGCCAGGTCTACCCCGTAGACGACCGGAGGATCGCCGGAGACGTCCCCGATGCAGGCTCGGATCGCCTCCTGCCCGAACGGGTTCCCGCCGTCGTCTGACGGCTCCGCATAATAAAGCTCGCGGAATACGTTCTCAGGTAGTTGCCGCTGGGCCTGTTCGATCTCCTCCGACGCTATGATCCCCGCGTCGATAGCGTCCGAGGCTGTGAGCTTTGCATACGTCCATCCCGGCTCCCCTCCCTCGGCCCGACGCGCCAGGGCATACGCCCAGTTCCGCCGGCCCTTGACGTTGCCGATGATCCGCACCGGGCCACGGGTCGCGGTCAGGGTCGAGCGGATCGCGTGCCACGCCTCCTCCCGCATCCGCGTCGCCTCGTCCAGCACGGCAGCGTAGACGTCCTCGCCGTAGAGGTTGTCGGGCTTCTCCGCAGACCGGAACGAGATGATCGCCCCGTTGACCAGGGTGATCGTTAGCTCGGACTCGTTGGCGGTGTACAGGGTCTCCGGCAGGCCGCGCTTCAGCCGCCGGTAGGCGACCTTCGCCTGCGGATAGACCGGGCTGATCCACCAGTACGCTTGACCCCGCAGCCCGCCCATCGCCCGCTCCAGTATCCACGCGATACAGGCGACGGTTTTGCCGCACTTGGTTGACCCCTCAATGATCCCGTACCGGTCAGGGCTGAATATCGCCGCCTGCTGCTTCGGGTAGAGCGACGGTCTCCGGTACGTCACCGTCGGGGCCGTTGCCGTTGAGGTAGTTGCCACTTGCTGCCTCGATGCTGAATGTGACCTCGCCCTGGGTCAGGTGGATCGCCCGCTGGTCGATGGTGATCAACGGTTCCTTGGGAATCACGCCGTTGATCTCGCTGATCCGGTGCATGATGGACATGACCATCTTGGTCGCGGCCTCGTCGCCGGCCAGAGCCTGGGGCCACCACCGGGAGAGCAGGGTCGTGTACCGCTCCATTTGCAGGCCGCGTATCTGGTCGGCCATGCCGGAATACTTCACGGCAAGGTCGTTGAGAACCCGCTTGATCGACCGGTGAACCTGGGACTTGTCGACGCCCAAGGTCTCGCCGATCTGCTTCTCCGTCGCCCCGCCCTTGTAAAGCTCCAGCATCTGATACCGGCGAAGCTCCCACTCGGCCCGCTTCTGCGGCGTCGGGTAGAGTCCCGGCTGTTTACGCTTCGCCATCAGACCTTCACCGCCTTCTGCCCGGTGTAGTCCTCCCAACGCTTGATCGACACATCGCAATACCTCGGCTCGATCTCCATCGCATAGCACCGACGGCCCAGACGCTCGGCGGCGATGATGGTCGTGCCGGAGCCGACGAAGGGGTCAAGGACAGCCTCGCCCTTTTTGGTGCTGCCCCGTTCTAACAGCCACGACCAGACGCCCATTGGCTTCGCTACAGGATGCCCAGCGACATCGGCATCCCTAGTCGCCGACATCGTTACACCATCAGGCCGACTGCCGAGGCCGTTACGGAGATACGGGTCGGCCCCATAAGCTAGCACGGCGTGCCAAGTTGTAAACCCCCATGGGTTTAGCCCGACCCCTGCCGGGATAACCCACGAGAGAATCCACGATGCCCTGGGGTATGTCCAAATGTTGAACTGCCCTGGCGTTATCAACACGACCGGCCATCGCCGGAGCAATGGCATTACCAGCGGGACGAACCTCTCCACATAATCGGAGTTGTCGCCGAAGGTCTGAGAGCCACTCACGCCCGCCCCATAGCCTACACCTACGCCATATGGCGGGTCAGTTAGAACCAAGTCTATCGAATCGCCTGCTATAAGCCGGTCGTGATGTGATGGCTCCGTGGCATCCCCGCACATCAGGCGGTGCTGCCCCAGACTCCAGACCTCGCCCCGCTGTACCGTCGGCTCGTAATCGTCTGCCTCGACATCGTCCATCGCCCCGTCCGCGTCGAACCCCTCGTCCGGCGGCTCCGGCTCCGGTATCGTCAGCGGCTCATACCCGTTCGCCAGGGTCTGGAGGAGGGCGTTGACCGTATCGTTGTCCGATGACACCGTCGACAGCAACTCCTTGAGCCGCTCCTCGTCCCTCCCAGCCATCGCCGCCAGCGGGTCGAGGGTCGCCAGCATCAGGTCGGCTTCGGCCTCGTTGATGTCCAGCACCAGCACCGGGACGTCCGCGTCCGGCGTGGTCTCGGCCCGCAGATGCCCATCGACCAACATCAGCCCCGCCGGCGTCTCGCGGGCCAGGAGGGCGTCTGCATATCCGACCTCGGCCAGCACGCCTCTGAGGGCGTCCTGCTGCGCGACAGGGTGCGTCCGCCAGTTCTTGGGATTCGGGATAAGTTCGGACGCCGGGACGCGCCTCAGTTCCTTGATCCGGTCTCTAATCTGCACGGTTGCGCCTCCTATTCGCTGACAGGCGTGACGGTGACCGCCACGCGACTCTCGGCCCGCGTCTTGACCCGTTCCGCACTCATAGTGTACTCGATGACGTGGGCCGGGTCGTCGTCGACCGGCATGGCCCCAGAATCCACGAGGCCGTCGATGATCGGGCCGCACAGGGTCGCGAGACCGTCCCAGTCGTACGCCTTGCCGCAGTAGTACTGCCGCACCGATACCCGGCACCGCTCCGGCGTGACCCAGCCACCCTCGGCCTCGATCAACCCCAGGACGTAAGCGTCCTCACGGGCCTGCTTGATCAGCGGTTGCGTTGTCCTCCAGTGACCCTTCCTAAGACCGTTCTTCGATAACTTTCGATCCGGCTGGAATTCCACCGTTAGCGTTTCCATCTCTCACCTCTCTTTTCTTATATAACTCTTACTACTCCTCCCCCGGCCCTTTAGGGGCCGGGAGGAGTAGGGGAACTGTTAACTCTTAAGAGTCTTAAGAGTAACTGTTAACACGTCAGTCGGCATGTTAAGGCTTAACACCTCGGATGTTAAGCCTTAACATCGTATCAGCGGCGGGGTGTAAAAACAAAAAAAGCCCCGGCTGAACCCTCGGAGTGAGAGTCCAGACGGGGCTATGATCCATCGTGTTTATCGCCGTCATTCTATGTGTTCGTTCGAATCGAGCGTCTGATTATCTGGGCCGAACGTCGCCTGGACTCTCTGCCGCTTCAGCCTGAAGATTCCCTCAAGGTCTGGGTTCCGCGCCATCAATAGCCGAGCATAATACGCCCGGTGATTGTTGGACATCTTCGGCGTTGGCTCGTCACCCAGGGACTCAAACCACATCTCCCACCGCGCTCTTTCGTACAAAAGCGCGATCCCAACGACGGCGTCGGGGCCGCGCTTCGCCCGAACCCGTCGAGCGAAGTGCACCAGCGTCCGGTAGACCTTCGGGTGTTTGGCGTGATATGTCCAGAACTGCGTCTCCAGCCTACCCTCTGCCACCCAGTCGAACTTAGCCTGCTGCATCATGTCACCGCCTCCCATAGACGCCTCCTCTCTGACGCACTATTGGTCATATCAACTTGCCCTGAGACTTTCGCTCTAATGCACGTTGGATGTTAGACTTAGCCGTTTCGTAATATTGCGATTTGAGCTCGATCCCGATGGCCTGGCGGTTTAGCATAAGAGCCTGATATATCTCAGAGCCAATACCCGCGAAAGGGCTTAGAATAGTTTCGCCCGGATTGCTCCAGAGTCGGATACATCGCTCAATGGTTTCGAGTTGCAGCGGCGCGATGTGCCGTTCATCCTTATCGGATCGAGCCTCGGCTACATTGAGAGTGTTGGACTCCCGGATGTTGTACCAGATGGGCCGCGCCCATTCGATCCAGTCTTCGTTGCTCAGATCGGGATGGATAGGGATAGCGTTCTCGCCAGGTTTGCGAAACACCAGGATGAAATCAGCCAGGGCGGGACGGAGCCATGAGGCATCCTTTTTAAGCTGAACGAATAAGAGGCTTTTGGCCTTCGTGCGAATTGCCTGCGCCTGCGGGTCTTTATCAATCACGATTTCGCCGTGATGGATAAACCCCGCATTTATGAAAGCCCGGATGGCATCGCCGCGAAAGTCCTTGAGTCCGATGAACCCATCATGCGTAAGGGTGGCCGGAACCTGGGCAACGTGGCAGGCCACATTACGCCCAGGCTTTATCGTGCGTAACAACTCAATCAGAAAGTATCGGAAGTGCTCAAAGAACTCATCCGCAGTTCGGTTATTTCCGATGTCCCTCTCGGAGGCCGAATATACATAGAGATTTAAGAACGGCGGCGAAAAGACTGAGAAGTCTATCGAATTATCAGGGACATCGCGGAGTCTCGCTACACAATCACCCCGCATTAGTGTAAACCCCGCACCTGTCACCGTCTCCTCATCATATTCCTTATTGCTCAATTCTCCCATTCCCAATGCCGTCTTCTGATATTCAGCGACATTCTTAATCATTCCTATGATCACCTCCTTGGCCTTTGACTCCTTGCCTCGCACGTTATCGTAAATCGTCCTCTCCATCTCGGTGAGAACAGGTACTACGCGAACCGGATACCTTTGCCCGAATCGCCAGCATCGACGAATCGCCTGATACCACTGCTCATATGAATCGTTCATGCCCAGAAACATTACCTGATGACAGTTCTGAAGGTTCAAGCCAAACCCTGCAATAGATGGCTTGGTAATTAAAACCCGAGCCGATGGATCATTCTGTATAAAGGCTTGAATTTTGCGTATTTTGGACTCCAGTGAGTCAGCACCTTCGACGAGTACACTATCCGATAACTGAGTATGTAGGGTTCGCCCTTCATCATTCAGTCCATGCCATACGATCCATTGCCCAGGCGCGGATTGGATTTCGGCAACGGCACGCGAGACCTTCACCATAATGGTTGATCGTCTGAGTTGAGCCCGGCCCGTAATGCCTCCGATTTTTGTAAAAAACATCTGACCTGTTGCCCGCATCATTTCCTGCGGGTCAATCGGAATCCACTCTGGATGTATGGTTAACTCAGGCAGTACATATCCCTTATCCTTGAATCCGATATCTGCTGGCGTTCGCAGCATCATAACCCAGGTCGACATCCATCTATAGAACGCCTCACGGGCATGGCCCTTCAGACGCCATCCATTGTCGTCATGGACGAAGAACATGGAGAGCATCTCTTGCCGCGAGGCAATGCCTAGAAACTCGGCATGATTAGCAAACTCCGCGATGTCATTCGGTGCAGGTGTTGCCGTACAGCAAAGGCGGTATGCGATCTCGTCACAGGCATCGGTTAGATACTGCCGGGTCTTGCTATCAATGGACTTCAGGATAGACGATTCATCCAACACGACCGCATCGAATTGACGCAGATCGAACGCATGGGCCATCTCGTAGTTGGTGATTACCATGCGCTTTGAGACATCTTTTTGCGCTCTCACATATTCCACATCTATGCCTATCAGTCTCGCCTCTGCGACCGTCTGTTGAGCGACAGCTAACGGCGCGAAAATGATGGTTTGCGATTCGGTTCGATAAGCCCATTCAAGTTGCATACGGGTTTTCCCGAGTCCTGTGTCGGCAAAAAGAGCACATCTACCCTTAGCCAATGCCCATGAAACAAGCTGCCGCTGGAATGGGTATAAATGCTCCGACAAGTCATCAGGCGAAATCGCAATTCCCCGCAGTTTGGGATTCTTCAATTTTGACGCGAGGAATTCCGCATAGTCCCTGACCGCTCCATTGGTTAGCGGGTTTTGTTGTAGTTGACCGGGGCTTAATTCTTTAATTAACATCCCATATCCTCTCCATTTATGGTAGCCCCGGAGGGCCGACTAAAACCGCTCTCCGGGGCTACGCCCTTAACGCTGCTAATTATTCGCCTCTCCTACAGGAACGGGAACGGCTCGGTCGGCTCCCACCTGATGACCTTCCGGCTTTTGCCGGTTGACCATAGTTGCCACGTTTTCAGGACGAGGGCGATCCGCTCCCGTTTGTCCATCCGCTGGCCTGGGGCTAGCTGGTCGATCAGCCGACGCCGGAGCCCGATGATGGGGCTGTTCGCGGCCAGATCATAGCCCGATAGGACGGAGCCGAGAAACTGATTCGCCCGTTCCCGGGACGCCCCAGACTGGACGATGGCGTACCAGATCATCGCGGCCTCGGACGACGGGACGAGCGACCGGCCCTGGCCTGACGGACGGAGGGCGAGAGATTCCCGCGCCGCCTCCCTCAGCCCCGGCCATTCCTCAAGGTATTCCAGAATCCGAGGAATGGATACGCGATCCTCCGGTGCGACCGAAGCCGGGTGGGTCATCTGCCGAGTGTTTCGCGCCTCATACCCACGCCACAGCAGCAACGTCGCCGCCAGGACGGAGGCATAAGCCTCGTTTCCCATTTGCAGGTTATTCGCCGCCGTCCGTTTGACGCCGGTGTCAACAGTCGGCCTCGCCGCCGCTTGCACGCCCGTGATCACGGGGACGAGGTACTCGTAGCCGCTGTTGAGCACGGCTTGGAGCCTGTGTTGTCCGTCCACCAGCACCCCAAACGTGTCAAAGACGATGGATTCTCCGTTCTCCTGCCAGTAGCCCCGCTCCATTTCAGCCGCGAGCGCACGGGCAGTACCTCTGGTAAAAGGCCGGTTCGCGTCGTTGCGTTTGAGCCACTCCAGCGCGACCTCTGGCGAGACCAGAACGATCCTCGCCGTCATCGTCGAATCGGTCGGATCACTGATCCAGAAGCATCCCCAACGACATATGTGCTGCAAGGGTTGCCATGTACACCGCCTGACGTCCGTTCGCCTCGTGTCATTTACTATCGCCATTTTGATATCTCCCCTTCTCAGCTATTGCTCGGCACTCCATAGCCTCTATGCCCGTTTCATTCTCCCAACGGCTCGGTCGTCTCCCATTGACCGTTCCGACTCAAGAATCTATCGTCGCCCGATAACGTCGCCGACAGGCTTCGGGACGGCGCATCTAGTAATTCGGCGAGGTCTGCCGTGGACGTCGGCCCATGCTCCGCGATTGCGATCCCGACCCGTTCTCCCAGGGGCAGACCCGCCACAAGTTGGGAATTCTCGCGGATGTCGAGGTCGTCGATGGTGCAGCCGTCATCGCCCCACGTCAGCCGGAAGCCCAGCGGAGGCCGCAGAGAGCCGGTATTGCTCTTGCGGTGGTGTAGGGCGTAGTCGCTGTGATTCTGTCGCTGTCCGGCTGATACAGCAAGCTCAAAGACGTTCCTGGGCAGGTTGATCCAGTACACGGAACCGAACGGGCTGGATCGACCGCCCTTCCTGGCCTCATGTGTAACGTGGGCCAGGATAATGCTCTGCACTGGATCGTTCGGGTCGGATATATCCCGCAGTGAATCGAAGAATTTCAATGTCGGGGCCGCGCTCTCAGGCTCCCCTCCGCAGGCTGGGCCTGCTGAGTCGATCACCACCGTGCGGACGCCGAGGCGAGCCACCTCGCTTTTCAGAAACTCGACCGAGTCCCAGACCGGCCCTGACATGAACCGGTAGAACACCATCCCCGTCCGACCGGCGTCGGGATAATCGGGATCAGGCCAGTCGCCCGGTTCGATGTCCCGCGCTCTCAGGAGTCCCCGATTTCTGTGCCACGTCATTCGATCGCTGGTCTCCCAGTCCAAAAATAGGACGTTGCCCTGGATCGCCTGCCGCCCACCGACCTGGGTTCCCGTGTGTAGTGCGGACGCAAACGCAAGGGCCATTTGGCTTTTGCCGATTCCTCCCGCGCCATAAATCAGCGTCGGGAGTTGCGACCAGACTATACCCGGCAACACCTCCGCAATTGCCGGCGGTTGCTCCATCGCACCGAGGGCCACGATTGGCACCCCTGCGCGGTATCGCTCCAGCACCAGCACGGTCGCCTGCGTCAGGCGTTGCCGCCAATCGCCCCGCTCGGAAACCCGGTCGAGGTCGGCAATGACCGCCCGCCATGTTTTCGTAATGCTGGTTCGGACTGGCCCCAGCAAATGGGGCGATAATTCCTCAAAGTCTGAGATCGTGATCTCGGCATCGACCTGATAATCTCGATGTTCGTAAATCCGATCAAGGCGTATTTCAACGCCCTCCTCCCAGCGGACGATGTAGGTCGTCCCTAACGCCTCCAAGATCGGAACGGTTAGCCTGTCCATCATAGAGGAGTCCCCCCTTTCCGCTGTTCTTTTCTACGTGGTTCGGGAGCGGCCCGGGTCGGCAACGATTGGGGCTGTCGCCGTTCCAGCCGCTC